GACAGTGGTAATGTTAATACAACTAGAGTTAATGCAACTACTGTAGATGCAAGTGGCACTGTAACAGGTGGCACATTAACTGACGGAACATTGAGTTCGACTAGTGGTACAATCACAGGTGGTGTTGCTGCTACATTCAGTGGTAATGTTGATTCGGGTAATGTTAACACAACATTGGTTGATGCAACTACATTGACTGCAAGTGGCACTGTAACAGGTGGCACATTAACTGATGGTACAGCAAGTATTACTGCCGGTACACTAACAGGTGGTGTTGCTGCTACATTCAGTGGTAACGTAACTGCCGGTAACTTGATTACAGGTGGTGCACTTGAAGCACAAGCACTAACAGCCATTGGTAACGTAACTGGTGGTAATATTGTATCACAAGCAGACGTCACAACAGTATCTGTTACAGCAAGTGGCACTGTCGAAGGTGGCACATTAACTGATGGTACAGCAAGTATTAATGCTGGTAGTATCACAGGTGGTGTTGCTGCTACATTCAGTGGTAACGTTGATTCGGGTAATGTTAACACAACATTGGTTGATGCAACTACACTAACAGCAAGTGGTACTGTAACTGGTGGCACACTAACTGATGGCACATTGAGTTCAACATCTGGTACAATCACAGGTGGCGTAGCCGCTACATTCAGTGGTAATGTTGATTCGGGTAATGTTAATACAACTAGAGTTAATGCAACTACTGTAGATGCAAGTGGCACTGTAACAGGTGGCACACTAACTGATGGCACTGCAAGTATTACTGCCGGTACACTAACAGGTGGCGTAGCTGCTACGTTTAGTGGTAATGTTGATTCAGGCAATGTTAACACAACATTGGTTGATGCAACTACATTGACTGCAAGTGGTACTGTAACTGGTGGTACACTAACTGATGGTACACTATCTAGTACAGCTGGTACAATCACAGGCGGTGTTGCTGCTACGTTTAGTGGTAATGTTGATAGTGGTAATGTTAACACTACTGGTGTATTTGCAGATGCAGGCACTTTTGGTAACATTACTGTTAATACTGATAGTATTGATAGTGCTGGTGAAACTATTACACTAAACACTGACAGTCAAGATGTTGATGTTCACGTTGAGAACGCAGCAGGTAATGTATATGTAAAAGCAGATGCAGGTAGTTCAACAGTTGCTATTGGTGAGAACGCTACTCAAACCACAGGTGCTACGCTTAAAGTAGATAGTACCGACAGTATGATGATTCCGGTTGGGTCCACAGGCGAACGCCCTGGTACTCCAGCAACTGGTATGATTCGTTTCAATACTTCGTTGGATCAGTTTGAATTCTATGACAATGACAGTTGGACAACAGCTGGTGTTGAATTCACAGTTATTGCTAGTGAAACATTCTCAGGCGATGATAGTACAGTAGCATTTACACTATCAAGTACTCAAACTACTGCTAGTTGTATTGTTAGTATCAACGGTGTGGTACAGCTACCAACAACAGCATACGGTGTTAGCGGAACAACATTGACATTTACTGAAGCTCCGGCAACAGGCGATGACATTGAAGTTCGTGAAATCACAACTACAACAACCATTGCTAGTCTGTCAAACGGTGATGCCACTGCTATAGTCGAAACACTAACTGGTGTACCGACTGTGCAAGTTACAGGTAACATGTTGCCGGTGGCTAATGTGTCGCAAAACCTTGGTAGTGCAGATAAACGCTGGAACGAATTGTTCCTAGCAGGCAGTACAATTACACTTGGTAACGTTGTTATTAAAAACACAGGCGGTAATGCTATCGGCTTCTTTGGCCCAGATGGTACAACACCAGGTGTGATTGATGATGCAGTTGAAGTTGCTGGTGATAGTATCCAAAGTGGTAGTTCGCTTGTTGATTTTGCAGGTGTAAACGGTAACGTTAACATTACTGCTGGTGGCGTAGCATCTATGATTGCTACAACAGACGGTGCTAACGTAACTGGTAACTTAACTGCTACTGGTAACATTGCAGCAACCAGCTTCATTGGTGACGGTAGTCAGCTAACTGGCATTGACGCTACACAGATCCAAAATGGTACAACTAGTGTTGCTACTGCCTTAAATGGCGATGTTACAGTTACAAGAGGCGGCACATTAAGTGCAACCTTTACTGCGGATGGTATGACTGGTGACGTAATAGGTGATGTAACTGGTAGTGCTGACACACTTTCAACTGCTAGAGCAATTGCACTTAGTGGTGCTGTAACTGGTACTGCTAACTTTGATGGTAGTTCAGGTATTACTATTGCAACAACTGCAACAAGTGATCCAACAATTACACTTGCTGGTGATCTATCTGGTAGTGCAACACTTACTAACTTAGGTGACGCAACACTAACAGCAACAGTTGGTACACTTAACCAAGACACAACTGGTAGTGCTGCAACATTAACTACAGCCAGAGCAATTGCACTAAGTGGTGCTGTAACTGGTACTGCTAACTTTGATGGTAGTACAGGTATTACTATTTCAACAACTGCAACAAGTGATCCAACAATTACACTTGCTGGTGACTTGACTGGTAGTGCAACACTTACTAACTTAGGTGATGCTACACTAACAGCAACAGTTGGTACACTTAACCAAAACACTACTGGTAGTGCTGCAAAATTAACTACAGCCAGAGCAATTGCACTTAGTGGTGCTGTAACTGGTACTGCTAACTTTGATGGTAGTGCAGGTATTACTATTACAACTACAAATACTGCTGATCCAACATTAACATTGGCTGGTGATTTATCAGGAAGTGCAACATTTACTAACCTTGGTAATGCTACACTAACAGCAACTATTGCAGCTAACTCAGTTGCACTAGGAACTGATACAACTGGTAACTATGTTGGTGCAGGTGCTACAAGTGGCAATGGTATTAGTGGTAGTGTAAGCAATGAAGGTGGAACATTTACTGTTTCATCAAACGCTACAAGTGCTAACACAGCAAACACTATTGTATTCCGTGATGCCAGCAATAACTTTAGTGCCGGTACAATCACAGCAACATCAACATCAGCACAATACGCTGACTTGGCAGAGATGTATGCAGCAGATGCAGACATTGAAGCAGGTACTGTTGTAATGTTTGGCGGAGAAGGCAAAGTTGCAGCATGTGACAGTGAAAACTGTCGTGCAGTAGCGGGTATTATCTCAACTGATCCAGCTCACTTGATGAACAGCACTCAAGAAGGTGTTGCTCTTGCACTAGCAGGTCGTGTTCCTTGTAAGGTAACAGGCCCTGTAGCAGCAGGTGACTTAATGGTATCAGCTGGTAATGGTCGTGCAATGGCTAACAACGATGCAGCAATGGGTACAGTAATTGGTAAAGCAATCGAAGCTCACGAAGGCGGCGAAGGCGTTATCGAAGTACTAGCACTAATGATGTAATCATTACTTAAAATATTAAGAATAGCAGGGTTCGCCCTGCTATTTTTTTGGCCAAAAACCTATAACGCATTTGTATTGTCAACAACGATAAATATACAAAAGCAAGGATTGCAACAACATGGGATTAACTAGGCCAAGAGCCCACCAATTACAGGATATTGACTATAAACAAACAGCTCGTGCTGTTACGTCGAGCAACATCACACTAAGTGGCGGTACACCAGCAACTGTTGACGGTGTTAGTCTTCTTGTTGATGATAGAGTACTGGTTAATGGACAAACAGATCAAACCGAAAATGGAATTTACTATGTAACCACACTAGGATCTGGGTCTAACGGAACATGGGCAAGAACCGGTGATGCGAATGCCACAGGCGAAATGAATTCAGGTATGATCATTATGGTCACCGAAGGCACTGGGTTTGCTGACACACAATGGATGCTTACCACTGACGGCACAATTACAATCGGAACAACAAACATTGTGTTTGCACAAACTAGTTCAAACGCATTTGGTATCGTTGCTGTTGCAGGACAAGACAATCTTTTTGCCGACAGTGTTGGTGACACACTTACTATTGCAGCTGGAACAAACCTTGATCTAACAACCAATGCATCTACAGATACACTAACAATTACACCAAGTTTAACTCCAGCAATTACAAGTTTAACTGCAACTGGCAATATTTCAGGGCTGAATATATTAACAGGAAATGTTACAATCGACGACTCGGGCATAACTGCAACTGGTAATGTTCAAGCAGATATGATAGTAAACAGAGAACAACGGTATACAACTTCTAATGTGATGAGATTCAATCAACTGTATACTGGTGCTTCTAGTGGCAGTTACTTTACTAATGGTGAGTATCAAAAAGTTGTTACAATAACACCAAATGCGGCCTCTCAAAATTATCAAGTTTTAGGAACTATTACTGCACAAAATGCCGGCGAAACACACACTGTAAATTTCAATGCGGCTTTGAGAAGTAATACGTTACCAGCTCTTGGCTGGTCTATCTTCTATAACGAACAATATAACGGAAGTAGATACATCGATCCGCAATTGTGGACCAAACAAACAACCACGGCTGGATTTATTTTTGCATTTAAAACACTCGGAACCATTTATGGGACAGTGACAGTTGACATCACTGTGATTCCAAGAAACAGTTCGCAGTTAAGCAATGTCTCAGTTAATACCGTACAGAACAGTGAACAAACATCAGTTGACGCAGGATTCACTGCTAATGATATGGAAAAAGTTATTACCGAGCAAGGTGAGAATGTTACAATTGCAGGTACTCTTACTGGAACAACCCTTGTTGTTGATGGACTTACTTACCCTACAGCAGATGGAACAAACGGACAAGTATTACAAACCAACGGTAGCGGCACATTGAGCTTTGCTGATACAAGCCCAGGCGGCGCAACTGTGAGCAGTGACACAAGCACTAACGCAGAAAGATTGATCTACGTTGGGTCAATTACAACGGGTACATTAAGTGCAGTTACACAAGACAGTGGACTTACATATAACCCAAGCACTGGCACACTTACAAGTGCTGGATTTAGCGGCAGTGGTGCAAGTTTAACTGCGTTAAATGGAAGTAACATAAGTACAGGCACTGTTGCGGCAGCAAGGGTAGCAACACTTAACCAAAATACAACAGGGACAGCCGGTGGTTTATCGAGTGCAGTAACAGTGTCGTTGACTGGTGATGTTACAGGTAGTGCCACATTTACTAATGCAGGTGATACAGCAAGTATTAGTACAACAATTGCAGCTAACTCAGTTGCACTAGGAACTGATACAACCGGCAACTTTGTTGGTGCAGGTGCTACAAGTGGTAGTGGTATTAGTGGTAGTGTAAGCAACGAAGGTGGAACATTTACTGTTACATCAAACGCTACAAGTGCCAGTACTGCAAACACAATTGTATTTCGTGATGCTAGCAGTAACTTTAGTGCTGGTACAATCACAGCAACATCAACGTCAGCTCAGTATGCTGACTTGGCAGAAAAATATACAACTGATCAAGAATATCCAATTGGCACAGTTATGAAAGTAAGTACACATGACAATTATGAAACTGATGCAGCTACAATAGACAGCATTGCAATTGGTGTTATTTCGTACGAGCCAGCATACCTAATGAATAGTGACAGTGAAGGACAAGCAATTGGACTTAAAGGGCGTGTTCCGGTTAGGGTGATTGGTGCAGTTAACAAAGGTGATGCAGTTTATTGCAGCAATAATGGCACTGCAAGCGCAGAATTTAATGGTTGTTGTTTAGTTGGCATTGCTCTAGAATCAAACAGCAACGAATCAGAGAAATTAGTTGAATGTGTTTTAAAGGTATAAGGGTAGTATAAAAAATGTCAGCAAGATACCGCAGTGAGTATGATGGCGAGTTTGTTATAATCAGTAATACTATCAAAGATGGAAAAAAACATCAAGAAAGAGAATGGATTGCAAATCCGATTGAGAACCAACATATTTCAGGCCGGGCTGCAATTATTGGACATGGCGAAAGTCGTTTTCACACATCTGCTGGCGGAAAATTTAATTTAAAAAATCACATACAGAAACATGCCGGGGGGCACTTGTCACGTAAACGCCTGCAAAGTTATGGTTGCCAGGGCTCTTGGAAAGATTTAGTGTGTGATTTTTATGTTGACTTTGAAACTCCTGTACTAGACGAACTAGTTGCAACAGAATATACTGAGAAAACCAGTGTTTACAGTAATGCACGAAATTGTATTACAACGCCTGGAGAATTTTATCTTGTTCCTTACGGATACAGAGGGAGATCGGTTGCGGTTGCAACATGGCTAGCATGCTTTGACGGACACAAAGAAATATTTCTAATTGGTGTCGACGGCATACATGCTGATTTTCAAAAAGATGAAACTGCAATAGCACAAATAAACAACGTCATGGCAACATACCCGTCAGTAAAATTTGTGCATGTAAGCGACACTGTTGCAACCCCTGATGTGTGGCGCAATAATCAGAATGTGGAAAGATGGGATTATGCTAAGTTTGTTTCACTTTGTGATATATGAAACTTCTTCACAGTATTAATTTTTTCCAATACTTCTTCAAATTTAATAGTAGTCCACAATCCAGGGTGCAAAGGTCTCGGTTTAACACCAGAATCAATCCAGGCGTAACCGTGGTGCTCGTTATTAAGAACAGGCACAAACTCAGTGTCAATTAAACAAAAAAATGTATGATAACTAAAATTCTCGTCAGCACTTGTAAATTTCTCAATTGGCACAAGTTTAACTATCTCTGGCCACATGCCAATTTCTTCTTGACATTCTCGTTGTATAGCGTTACTTAAACTTTCTCCGACTTCAACTTTACCACCCGGCAATCCCCAGCACCCAGGATTTTTAGGATCGTTGCGTAGTAAGTAAAGATATCGATTGGTTTGTATGCTATAAAACCAAACACCGACGGCGCTAATCAAAGTACCAGGCTCCATTCACCTTCTGGGTACAATCCTTCGTAACTCTTGAGCCACTCGTTGTTAGCCCATCGATATTGTATACCAGTGGTTAAGTTTGTTGTGTATTGTACTCCACTTGTGTTTGAACTATCAAACACAACATTCCATCGTGTGCCATCGTATTCGACGATATCATTTGCAACAGCTAACAATGGGGCACCATCAGTTCCTCTCCATGCTGCGGCGTTGCCGTTGGTACTACCAGTTGCGTTGTTAATAAACAAGTATCTTTGCCCAACGGCAACGGCATCGAGTCCTGCACCTGGTCCGTTTCTTTGAGGATCAACTATAGAAGAAACTGCGTCTAATGTGTTTTGCGGAACAGTGTCAGTATCTACAGTAAACAACAAAAATCTATCGTCAGACGGATGATATGCTACTGTGCCAACGATAACAGTACTGTCGTATGGGTTGTCAATGCGTACCTGACTAATGCCGTTGCGCAAAGAACCGTACAAGTCAACTACAGTGTGCCACATGAGATTACTTGGCGGCGAAGCTGGAACTTCTGTTCCGTTGTTGTTGGTTACAACTGCCTTAGATTCAAGAACTTGTAACTGGTTCCCTAACAACAACACTTGGTAATTATATGGAGTAAACTTTTGTCTTGTTCCTAATAGTAAGTCGTTGTTGTGTATTGCTTCTGCATAATCGCCATTGGCATCGAACACACTAGCAATAATTTTCTGAACAACTCCAAGTTTTTTAACTTTAGCCGGCGGATTAATCCAGATTGGCATCTTAAATCTAAGAGTTGCTATATCAATTGGGTTGTCTGTGCCCTGCGGGACCGATCGAGAACTCCACGAAACCTGCTCAAGATACATTACGCTAAGGCTCGTCCAGTCAATAAAATTATCTGTGCTTTGAATTTCCAAACTTGGATTAAACAGTGTTAGTATTTGTTCTAGCAACTGCAATTTTTGATTGGTATTAGACGTCCATATATCTACATTAATTTCAAGATCGTACGGCACAGGCATGAGTTTTTCAACAGTAAAAGCTGTGCCCTGGGTTGTTTCGTATGATTCAGTGTCTGTATCCCAATAGCGTTGCCTTACATTTTGCTTTTCAACAAAATAAGGTTCTTGCATGCGATCACGAGCATAGTTTAAGTTGGTAACATGAAATGTAATTAAAGGAGTGCTTGGTAAAGAATTGGCACTGTTTTGCTGCATAATAGTTGCTGCATTTCGACTTGCATCGCCATAGCGCACAGGTACTCGATACAAGCTGGCTGCATTTGTTGACTCGTCACGCCCGTATTCAACTTGGAAGTTACTGAAAACTCTTGTAACTTGAAGTAAAAATCTTCGTATTTGCTCGTCATAAAAAAACTGTTGCATTAATTATCAGCCTGTGGTTTTAGTAAGTGGTTAAGACCCTGGCGCTCTGGTATTTCTCCGCGATCCAATGTTTGCGTTTCGTTTGTATTGTTAACAAAACTACTACGAAGTGTCTGGTTTGACGCACCTGGAGTAAGATCAGTTCTTACATTGTCTTCGTACTTAACCCAGCGTGTGCCGTTGTAGCGAAAAAGTCTATTAGGAAAGTAATCAAGTCTCAAAGCAAAGTCTCCTTCTTGTGGCCCAGGAGGAAAGCTGATACCGGGTGTAACTGGTAATCCGTTTGGTGCAATACCGTCACCGGTTAGATATCCTAGCGTGTATCCATTGGCTCTCGGGGACTGGGGTTGCCCGTCAACATCAACATCTGTTGTGTCGACTGTGATACCAGTTTCGTCAACTGTGTAGCTATCAGGGTCAGCAGGTGTACCATCTTCATTTGTAGGTACAATATAAAACTCTACAGTATCGTATCCACTTAGTGGAACTTCGTACTCTGCTTGTGTGAGAATAGCATCATTAATTTCGAGATCTTTAGTAACCGTGCCAAATGTTGTTAGTTCGCTCTTAGGCTCGATTTCTTTCCAGTGTGTAGTGTTGGTAATTTCAGTACCCACTGGTGTGTCAATTTTTGCTTGGTAATACTGATTGCCAAATAATACAATACTACCGCTTGGGTAATAATTTCCATTGTCCCAGATGTTGTCAACTTCGAACGGTTTTTTGAGAATATCGTTGTATTCCTGTGCTCCGACTAGAGGAGTTGCTTTAACACGCCACAAGTGAGGTAGCCAAGTTTGACTAAATCCTTCACTGGCAAATGAGGCATCTTGTATTACATAATACTTGGGTATTGCTTTGGCAATGCCGCTGTCTAGGGGATGAAAATCTTTAAGATTGGGCAACTCGAGAACGTCACCGTTCATTAGTTTGCGTCCCAGTGTGTCGATCATAAAGTTATAATGGAATGTGATAAACAGAGTATCGTTGTTTAAGAACAATCCAAACTGACTCAAGTCAAAATCAACATCCTGTGAATTGTACACGCCTCGCATTTGATAAACATCATCGTCGTATTTGCGATCTCTGTTTTCAAGCAAGAACAAATCTTCGATAAACAGCGGCGATTCGGTGCTGTATGCTGGTTGTGTAGCATCTTGTGTACCGCCGCTAACACTTGAACTATCATCGCCGTGCGGTTGTGGCCCAAGGTATTTGTGGACAAACATATCAACTCCGCCAACCTGATACATTTCAGATATAGTACGGTCAATAAATTTGTAATCGTTTTGGCGATTCGGTCGATATAAACTCAAGCGTGGCATACAGTATTCCTCTGCATGTATTTATCGCTTGCATGCTATCGATTAAAACGAATTGTGATGGCACATCCAAAGTGTGAGACCACCATTGTCAGTATAATATACCACAAATCCTTGATCGTATGTGCGATAATTATAAGTGTATTCAATTTGAAAATTTTCGAAATCTTTATTTAATTTTTCAAGTACATCACCACATGTACTATACTCATCGGTGTATCCAGTGGACCACCTAAATCCTTTATCATCAACGCCACTACCGATAACTATTGCTTCTCTGGCATCAGCTGCTGATCCTAACATTCCTATTACTAACAGACTCTTGATCATTTACCTGCCTTTGCATCTTTTTCAGCTTTGGTCAGTTTGTTATTCCATGTGTTGTTGCTGATGCCAAGTTCACTTGCCATAGCTTTGGTTTTTCCTTTGGTAACTTCGCCGCCTTTAGCAAGAAACTCGGCCTTCATACGTTCTAGTTCTTCGTCTATAGGCTTTGCATCGTGATTCATGCTCATTTATGCACACTCCTTATATTCAACAACTAGTAAAAGATCTTTTACTAATTGCTTACCATACTTAGTAAATAAAATACCTTGCTCCCAAACAAAATGCTCTACATCTTGTCCGTGATAAAAAGTTTCAGAACCAGTAATCCAGCGAAGAGCCTCAACACGGTTACTAGCACCAAGACTAATTGTATCTTGAATACGATTTTCAAAACGAGCTACTGCCTTAACTTCTTGTTCTTTTTTAAACTTGTTATTTTCTTCAAGCTCTTTGCAAAGTTGATCCCAACGAACTTGTTTTTCAGCAGGCGGTAGAATGTTCCAGTTGTCAAGAATAACGCCACGTGGACGAAATCCGTAAACATCTTTATGTAAGTCTGAGAAACAATCGTCGCTGTAAGTATAAGTCATTATGCTACCTCATATCCTAGTACAGTTTCTACATATCCGCTGCCATACTCGGCAGTAATAGCTAATACGATCTGCTCGCGTGGTTCAGTATCCATATTATTGATTTTAGCGGTAACACCATCAAGATCATCCGCATTCATCATCCACTGTACTGATTGAAAATCATTTAGATCGCCTTTATATAATTCAGCAAGATCGGCACCTTGCGCTTCTACATAATAGCTATAAGTTTCATCTATAAGTTTCTGAATAGACATGTTAGTTTCCTTTACGCAAAAAGTGGTTTCATTGTTTTAAATACTATATTAAAAGCATTAATTTCTGCTTCATAGTAATCGCAAAAATCACTATCGTTATCAAAACGAGCATTGTCGCTATTATAACTTGCGCAATGCTCGTCCCACACACGATTCATAGCCTGCATACCTTCTAGTAGGTCGCCACGTCCATAGTTGGTCATTATTGTTTTAGCATCTTCAAAGGTAGTATCAAATTTGTTAAAAGCTGGGATTCTAAACATTGTATGCTCCATGTTTGCTAACTTATATATAATATAGCATTAACATACCGCAATGTCAACCGTTTTCTTGTATTAGAACAAAAAAAGATTAGGTTGACACGCAGGCTAGTTGTGCTATAATACAATTGTTCATAGGAGACAAACAATGGCAAAAGTAGCAGGTATTAAACTTCCCCCAAAAAAAGCACCAGCGGCTCGTAGAAAGCGCAGCAAAGTAGATGCAGCCTGGGATGATGCACTACAGATGAGCGGTGCAGCATATCACAAATACCGCCGTCGTGTGTTTGATGCCTACTATGCAGATAAAAAA